ACCGAGCCGTGCCAGGCTCGGCGTATTCATTGAGTGATATTTGCTTATTTACCTTTAAATTTCGGTCTTTTTCATGCGCTTGCTCGCTTTCGTCAAGTTCGATGTTATACGTAGAGGTTATATATTTTTTGGTCGGAGCAAAGCCCATATCGTATAGCGTCTTGTCTCTTGCGGCACGCTCGGTATTAGGAGCGTCTTCGTCGAATAATTTGGCGTAAAACTCGCCGTTATAGCCGTTGATTTCCTTAAAAAAACTTATAGCCTTGTTCATGACGAAGATTAAAATTTTAGCATCGTTTGCGGCCAAATCCTCTCTAATCTCGTTATGCGTCTTCGCTGCGGCATAGCTTCCCTCTTTTACGTCACTAGTCAAATTTGCGCCTAAAATAGCCTTGCTGATTTGATTGTCGAGGTATGCGGGAAGCCTCGTAAAATCTACGTTTGAGGTAGGCTGCACGAGGGTGATCTCCTCGTCCGTGTCTATGACCGCGCTATCGCCGCTAAGCATAGCTTGCACTTCCGCAGCCATTTCGTCGGGCTCGTAGCTAGTTTTTGCTATCGCCCATGGCGATCCGAATTTTTCTAAAAACCTAAACCAAAACTTCAAGCTGGCGTTTTTCATTTTGACGGGAAAATACAGCTTTTTAAGTAGCCCGTCTCCGTATACTTTTCTAAAATTCGCTCTGTTTAATGCATATATAACTTTTAAAGGCGGAATACTCTGTTCGCTTCCACCGGCGCTAAACACGAACTCTCCCACGTCGTTAAATTTAAATTGCCTAAAATCACGCTGCACGAGTCTTGGGTATACAAGCCCTTCTTTTTCTTTGTAGTTAACCTCGAATACGTTTAGCCCGTAAAGATAGGTCTCTAAAATTTGGCTGACAACGTCGGGGTTAAAAATTTTTTTAAATTCGTCCTTAATTTTTTCATCGTCGCAAACGATTTGGATCTCTTTTTTCTCGGTCACGGACTTGCGGCTCACGTCGCACTGCGTAACGGTAAGATCGGCTAGTATCATATCCATATCGTCGTCGCCAATGCTGGAAACTCCCGTATTTATCAGCAAATCTATCAGGGTACCGTTTTGGGGGATGAGAGCCGCCTTCTTGCGCTGTGGCTGCTCGGATTTATTTTTAAATAATTTGTCAAATATCATCTTATGCGCCTTTTTACTTTCTTTTTTAGTTTTGTTAAGTCGTATGCGCCCGCCAAGCTGTCGGGCGCGTCGTCGTGCTTGGCTTCGGGATACTCTGTAAGCTGCTCGATAAGCAAGCTTTGGCTTTGATGAAAGAGTATTTCGCCGTCTTCTATAGGCACTTCAAGCTCCTCTATTCTTTGTCCTTTGCTTGCGGTATTATTCACGCCTTTTAAAGGTAGTTTAACGCCTATCTCAAAGGCCTTTTCTCTGATCCAGCCTCTAAAAAACTCCTGCCCGCCGTTGCTCTCTATCGCGCAAATGCGGCATTTATAGAGCTGATTAAGCCTAATGATCTCTTTGATGGTCTTTTTGGTCTTCATGACCTCTACTATGCTTTCTGCTACGTAGATCTTGGCTTCTGCCTTGCTCACTCCTAGCACCGTTATGGCCGTGTAGTCGCTCTTTTTCTTTTCGCCTGCTGGATCTATATACATCACGAAGTAATCGCACCTCGGAAGCTCGCGGTAAAAATGCATACTCTCTTTGGTGAAAATTTGAGTCTCGCTTCTAGGATCGTTTTGCTGCTCTTTGTTAAAAGATTTCAAGTTTTCGGCGCGCTTTTGCATGAGTTTTAAAATTGGTAGCGCATCCTGCCAAAGCACCCGCGCCCCGTCATCCATAAGGGCTTTGTTTTTTAAATAAAACGTTTCGCTAGCCTCTTTTGAGACGTTTTTGTAAAGCTCGCTCCATCTCTCCCATAAATCCATACGCTTTGGGTAATTTATGATGCTTTGGTACTTTTTGGCATTCCAAAATTTAAGCTTGAGCTTCCTAGCTAAAACGCTATCTGCATGAAGTACGGTGCCTATGTAAAGAACGTCTAGGCTACCGTCTACACTGCCTAAATTCAGCACGGCTTCATCAAGCCACTCCTCGAGCTTGTCGCGCTGCTCTTTACTGCGCACGTTGGTGTCATTTTCTAGGTCGTCTAGGACTACTAGATCGGGGCGATAAACGCCAAACTTCACACCGCGCAGTCTTTTACCTGAGCCAAATGCCTTAAGCTTGACTCCGTTTTTGGATACGAACTCGCCTATCTTCCAGTTCTTGCTCGCGCCGCAAACGTGCGGGAAGTCCATTTTTAAATTTGCGTTGTCCTCAAGCTCGGCTTTGATGGCTTCAAGACACCCCTCGACCAGTTCTACGGCGTCTGAAATTTCGACAATGAAGCGCTTCTTGCTAAAACAAATACACCAAAGCGGAAGAAGCTGCGAGCAGTACGTGGTCTTTGCATGACCGCGCGGCGCGGCGCGGGCGTATTTGTCTCCGCTTGCGTTTTGCGTCATAGCTTCAAAGATTTGCGCTAGATCCTCGTGAAGCGCACAAGAGCTACTAATACTAAAATAGTGCGGGAAATAAGTCCTTGCAAAAAACATAAAATCGTGCTCGGCGCGTTTTACTCTTGCGGCCCTATCTTTGGGAGATAGAGGACTATTTAGATGTATCTGCTCTTTTAGCTCACCGCTAAGCTCCTCAAGCCAGCCGTAAAAGTCTTTGCGCGTGAGCTTCCTAAGCTCGGGCTCTACGGCACCAGCTTGCTTGTGCGTTTCTCTACTGTATTCTAGGAAGCCATCTAGCTCATCTCTTGAAAAAAGCATACATTATCCTAAACGTCAAGCTCTTCGATAGCTTTGACGAATTTTTCGCTCTCGATGAGCTCTACGAGTTTTTTGATACACTCTTTGTTCTCGTCGTCTTTAAATTTATCGACCACTAGCATAATGACCTTTTTAGCGATGCTTAGGCGGTATGCCGCCGGATTTTCGTAGCTTGCAACTTTGGTCATCTTCACGAAGCTATCGCCTATCTTTGAAAGCGCCTCGGCCTTTTTGCCCGCGGGCAGTTCGCTCTCTCTTATATCTTTTACGGCCAGGCGCATCTCTTCGATAAAGTTTTGATAGATATTTTGCTTATCTTCGCCGCTTTTGTTTAGATAGCTTGCGGCTTTTAGTTCGTCCCAGTCGCCGTTTTGAGATTTGTAGTTTTTTATGGTTTTTACGGTCTTGTTTAAAATTTCGGCTATGCGCTCAAGACTGAAGCCTTTTAAGTAAAGTTCTTTAGCCAGTTCTTTGATATTCGGTTTCTCAGCCATTTAAATCCTTTAAGTCCATTTTTTTCTCACTGTGCCTAAATGCTCTTATGCCGAGCCTGGGCGCACTATCGTCTTCTATTTGGCTCGGAAGCTTCTTGTTAGCCATCTTCAAAAGTAGGGTATCCATCTTTTCTATCTGCTCATTCAGCGCCTCTTTGGGAAAGTTATTGCGCTTTTTGAGCTCGATAATAGTCAAATTTACGCCGATGTCTTTTAGTAGTGGCGTAGGGTTTTGCGGAAGCTTGATAAAAGAAGAGATATAAGCCAAGGCATCATTTATGCTATCGTCTATGACGCCTTGATTAACGGCGCCGCTTCCTTCAAAGTCGCTGAGCTCTTGCAACTCTCTAGTAGAAACTTCTTTTAGTAGATCCTCGTTTGTTAAAACCATTATTTTGTCTCCAAATATTTTAAACCTTTTGACCGTATTCGTTATTAGCTTTTAGCGAGCGTTAAAAGCGCGTTAAAACGTTTAAAATATTTTTCTCGTAGTTTTAGTCGTTTTTGATTTAAAAGGGCGTGAAGCCCTTTTAAATTGATTTATTACATTTTTAACTCGATGATCGCGTCAAGCCTATTGCAGATCGGAAGCGGTCTGCTTTCACTAACAATGCCCCAGCCCATACCTTTGTCGAGCACCTCGGGAGCTGCAGCGAAGAATTTCGTCGGAGCCTTTCCGATGGCAGACGTATGGTTTGCTCTCGTATAAACTATTTCAAAGATGTCGTCCATCAAGGGCACTACTACGCCTTTTTTGCCGCTCATGTAGCTCGTATCTTTGCCTTTTGTGTTTTTGTACGAGGCATCGTAAGGCATAAAGGTCTTGCCGAAAAGTTTAAGCGTTAAAACGCCGTTACTGTCAATGACTCCGCAGGATTCTAGCTTTAGAAGTTCCTGGGCTTGGGCTAGTTTAAGCAGCTCACCAAAAAGCTCTCTAGTTACTAGCGCGATATATGGCTTTGCAACGCCTAACACCTCTATTTGCGCAGCCTCGATATTGCTTAATAAATCCAATAACTTAGTCGCATTCGTGATAGTTATCTCTTTTCTATTTGCGCTAAGCTCAAACAACACCTTTCCTTTGCCGTCCATTACCTTACCGAAAATAGCGCCTATGGCCATATACTCTACGGTGTTGGTGATCTTGCTCTTTTGGCTAGCTAGTTTTTTGCCGATAGCCGCAGACAATGATTTAAGCTGCTCGCTTTGGGTATTGAGCGTTCTTAGTAAATTCATCTCGCTAGCCGGGAGTGGATCATACTGCGGGAAGCGAGGAAGCGGTACAGAGATGATAGTTTGGTCGGGATTTTTTGTCACCAAGTGCTCTCCGTTTTCGCTAACGCTTTCAAGGATTATGCCCGCGCCTTTTTCGATGATAATGTTATGGGTGTTGGAAAGCGTCGGAGTCCATTTTTTGAAAAACGTATCCGTTATAAAATTTTGATCGACCTTAGTCTGAATTATGATCTCAGTCATCGCCTCGACTGTAAATTTTTTTAAAAGTTCATCCATTTTTTATCTCCTTATCTAACTATGATTTTTTGTTTGAACAGTGCGGTTTTTAGCTCCGCCGCGGCATTTTCCAGCATCACTTCGCCAAGCACTAGCACGTCTGCGTCCCCTGTGGCCTCTACGTTGTCGCAAAGTACCCCAAATACCGCGGAAGCGTTTGCGATAGTAGCGGTTTGATTGTCGCTAGTTACGGCCGCAAAACTCTCGCCACCGTTAATACTAAACAGCACGGCTCCGCACTCTAAGGTCTTTGTAGTCTCTACTTTGGCGTTAACGCCGAGCACCTTGTTTACGACCACATCTCCGACAGTTTTTGTTTTTTTCTGTTCGTTTGACATCTTATTCTCCTCCTAATGCAAATTTAACGACATCTATTTCTGCGTCCGATTGGCTTTTGTTGGCAAACATATCGTTGCTCGGTATGCTCGTTTTTTGCTGCGGCAGCATAACGCCTTTTAAAAACTCATTAAAGCCGTTTAAATCGGCTTTTGCGTAACTGAGTGCCCACTGCTTTTGACTTTCTTGCAGCTTATTTGCGATAATGGCTCCGTCTACCGCGCTTTGAGCTAGTTGCTCTTTTAGCGCAGCAACCTCTTGTTTAGAGGTGTTAAGCTGATTTTTTAGCTCGACTATCTGAGCCTCATAGTTCGCGCTGTTTTGCGTAGCAGCCTGAGCCTGCGGCTCGCCTTTTGGATTTTTTGCATCATCCATATTTGTCTCCTTCTTAAAATTTTTATTTGCTATTACTTCGCCCAGCTCGTCAAGAAACGGCTTATTAGTTAGCGCCGCGGAGTGCAATGTGCAGCCCTGCCAAGCTCCTGTCTTTTCGTCTACGCCCATAAAGTCGTAAACTGGGCTAAGATATTTATATTCGCCGTTTTTGATGAATTCTTTTGCTTTGGCCGTCCAACTTACGCGCCCGTAAAGCGCACCGTCTTTTATAAAAAGCTCTTTTATCCATCCCGCCGCGGGCGCTATCTCTCCACTTAAAGTTTGGTGCTCGTAGTCGATCACTATATCTAGGCTACGCTTGTCGAAATTTAGCTTCATTTTTTCTATGTCTGCAGCGTCTATACTAAATGTTCCTCCAGTATGTCCTTGCCAAACGCCGGTTACGGCCAGGCAAATTTCGCTTAAAACTTCTTCTTTATCGTCCTTTAGCACGATTAAGTCTTTTGTTATGAGCATAAGAATTCGTCCTTTTCTAAAAATTGTGTTCGTATTTTCCTGGTGAGCACGTAGACGTAGCCGTAGTCGGTAATATCGTTTAGCGACGCCTTAGCACTTTGGGGCTCTACCCTAAACTCGTTACATAAATTTGAGTTTCTTAGCTTTTCATCTATCGCCTCGCATAGAGCGTAGGCTTTAAATTTATTGGCTTGTCGGTAGTTTTGATTTTTGTTTGAAGTGCAGGCTAGTATATGGATATTATACGTCGCGCTTCGTTCTACTACGTTTTCGTATTTTTCATCCACGAACTCTACGAATACGAAGCTCTCGCCACCTTTTATCAACAGCTCCATCTCTTCTTTACTGTTAAACTCGCCCAGGTACGCTCTAGTTACCGAGTTTTTGGGTTCGGCCGCTTCTTTAATCGTGTTTATCAGTTCTTTTTCAAATTCTTCTAGCATTTAGCGCCTTTGATTATTTTTGTGCGAATTATGGGCTGTTTTGTGCCGAAAATCTATTACAGGACTTTGACAAAGTTTTTTAACAAAAAATCGTGATAGATTTCTGAGGCGGGCATGGCGTAATATTGCGGCAAAAGTTTGGAGGACGCCATGACCTTAATAGAAAAGATCAAAGAAAACGAGGGCTTTAGTAACAAGGTATATGAAGATACGCTTGGCTACTCTACCGTGGGATACGGCTTTTTGCTTGCCGCACTTACGGCCGACGAGCTAGCGCTAAACGGCGGGAAGGCGGAGCCTATGAGTAAAGATGTCGCAGATAAAATTTTAAAACTCAAGCTTGAAAAACTTACTCCTGTAGTCTTTGCGACGTTTGATTGGCTAAAGGAAAAACCGCAAAACGTCCAAGAAGTGGTGATAGAAATGGCCTATCAGCTAGACGTTTCAAAGGTTAAAAAATTCGTAACCACGATGCACCATATAAGAGCGGGCGAATATAGAGCCGCCTATCAAAGCGGCATGAATTCTCTTTGGGCAAAACAAACGCCGAACAGAGCAAAAAAGGTACTAGGAGGCTTATTGTGAAGCTAACGATAACGCGCTTTAAAAATATAAGTGACGGTACTATAGGAAAGTTTGAACTGCACGAAGCGGACGAAAAGCCGCTACTCTCAGGCTACACCCTTGAACCCGCGGGCGAAGACTGTGTAACGCCGGGGCGAGATCTACGCGTGCCACAAGGAGTATACGAGACGGCGTGGGAGTATAGCCCGCGTTTCGGACGGGTTTTAGCAACGCTTTTTAACGAAAAGGTAAGCAAAAGCCGCCGTATACTCATTCACGCAGGGAACTACCCCAAAGATACGCTAGGTTGCGTTTTGATAGGTGCGAAAGCGGATGAAAGAGGGATTTACGATAGCAAAAAGACACTTGAAGCCTTTATGGAGCGAGCCAAGAATAAGCCGCTAACCGTAGAAATCATAAACAAGGGTGTTTGATGGGATTTTTGGCGACTAAACTTCCTATTGTAGGCTTTGCATTGGCCGCGCTTTTAGGTTTTGCTTGCATAAATTTGTTCCTCGAAAATTCAAGGCTAGAGGGCGTAAATTCCGTCTTGCTTAAAGACCTTGAAAGCGAAAAAGAGAAAAACGAGCGATTAACCAAGGACTACACTACAGTCAAAAACAATCTAAGTGCCTGCGATACAGCTCTTGCTTCACAAAACGAAGCTATAAAGGCTGCTACGGTAAAGATCGACGATACTCCGTCAAAAGAGGTCGAGCGGATAAAGAAGATCTACGTCAAAGATAAAAGTTGCGAAAGCGAGCTGGCTGCATATAAGGAGCTGTTTAAATGAGAATATTAGTGTTCTTTATGGTGCTCATTCTACTTTTTTCAGGCTGCGCGAATAAACAAGTGCCTGAGCCTAGTGTTATATATAAAGAAAAATATATGCCCATAAAATGCAACGCCAAAATGCCACTAAAACCCAAAAATGATGGCACGTTTGAGACGGACAAGAAGATTGCTGTTTATTACCGCGACTGTGAAAGAAAACTAAAACAATGTCTTGGAATAAAGGAAGAAGATGGAAAATAGCCTAGATTTTGGCAATGAGATAAGAGAGACAGCTGGACTAATAAATTTAGCTGGATCATGGGGGTTAAATGAATTTATCGTCTTTATGGCGATTTTTGGCTTTATAGGCTTTGTGGTGATCTTTTGGCTGCTTAGCAGATACACGAGCAAAAACACTGATTTGATGATCGATGTGGTGAATAAAAATAGTGAAGCGATAAATAAACAAAGCAGCGCCACTGAAAAACTAAGCGATATCTTAGCAGCAAATTTTGCCATAAATAAAGAGAAGCTCAATGAAATACATGATGATGTAAGAGAGATCAAGCATAGCGTAAAGTACACAAGAACGCCAAGAAATAAAAAATTTAGCGAGCATATAACGAAAGGAGATATGGAATAAGGCTATAAAAATGCGAAGTATCACACAGCTAGACGAGGCGAGTTTAAATTTTTAAACGCAGCGTATATTTTATACGTGAGTATTAAAAATTTGAAATCAACGAAGTATAGCAAAGTGAGACAAGCAAGCTTTATTTTGTAATAGAAAATGATAGAGGTTGGAATCATCAGTGAAGTAAGAAACGACCGCGCAAAAGTTGCCATTGGTTCGATGGTAACTGATTTTTTGCCGGTATTTCAAGCACATGCCAATTCTTATGCAGTGAGCTTTTCGCCAATACGCGTAGGAGAGCAAGTGCTAGTGCTACCTGTGCATGATGAGTTAAACTCAGGCGTCATACTTCGCGGACTCTACCAAAGCGCGCATAAAGAGGAGTCGACGGATAAAAAGGTGCGCGTAAGCTTTGAAGATGGCATAAAGATGAGCTATGACAGCTCTAGCTCTTGTCTTGAAATTTCATCTCCAAAGCTTATAAACATAACTTGCGATAACGCAAATGTAAAGGCTAAAAATGTGATGGTAGAAGCTAGCGATACCACTATAAAAAGTCCAAAAATCAAGCTACTTGGCAACACTTTGATACAAGGGGCGATAAATACAGCTGGAGTTGGTGGTGATAGCGGTAGTTTTGAGATAAACGGAGATGTAAAAATCACTGGCTCAATCACAGCAGGTGGTAATGCAAACTTTGGCGGCAGTGTAAGTGATGCGCGTGGCAGCCTAACAGATCATACAAATAACGGACTTGCGAGGGATTAGTGATGAAATATCTAATTGATATAGAAAACTCTATCAAAGACATACTCCTAACTCCGCTTGGCTCTCGTGTGATGCTGCCTGAGTATGGCAGCAGAATTTATGAGCTAATAGATCGCAAGGTGGATGATGAATTTCGTGCTGATCTGGCGTGTTTTGTGATAGAGGCGGTTGAAAAATGGGAAAAGAGAGTCAAGATCGATGAAGTTCGTCTTATGGGTTTAAAAGATCATAAGCTTAGCTTTAAAGTAGTGCTTATGAGTGGTGATGAGATAGAGGTAAGGATATGAGTTTTATCTATAAACTGCAGTTTGCGAGTAGCAAACATAGCTTTAGGTGGGTCAAGGGAGCTTTAGCTTCCTGCCGGAACATGGGCTATGCTCATGTGAGGAGTAAAAAATGAATTTAAAACAACTTCCATATCCAAACGTTATTGAGGTGCTTAAATATGATGAAATTTTAAATAATGTTAAAAACCTTTTTAAAGAGCATTTAACTGATGATGAAATTTCACTACTTGAAAGCGACAATTATTCGGCGCTTCTTGAAACGCTAGCTTATAGAGAACTGCTCTTGAGATCCAGGATAAATGATAGCGTTAGGGCTATGTTGCTGCCATTTTCTACTGGAAATGACCTTGATAACATAGTAGCGATTTATGGCATAGAGAGGTTAAAAGGCGAGAGACCAACGGCGCAGTGTGAGTTTAGTCTTTCAATGCCAAGAAGTAGCGATACATATTTGCCAAAAGGGCTAATTTTACGCAGCGAAAATGGTGAAATAGCTAGCTTGAAGAGTGAAGTTGTAATAAGAGCAAATGAGCTAAAAGCTGTTGGAGTGATCATCTTAGATGAGTTTACAAAAACCAGCAAAGCAAAGTGCGAATATATCCAAACACCACTTCCTTTCGTATTAAAAGCAAAACAGCTAAGTGAGTTTGAAGGCGGAGCCGAGCGTGAAAGCGATGATAGGCTAAGAGAGCGTGCAGTTTTAAGCTTAGAGCGTTTCTCAACTGCAGGCAGTGCTAAAGCATATACTTATCAAACACTTAGCGCAAATGCAAAGGTTATTGAGTGCAGCGTGCTAAATGGCGGTGCTGGAGTAGTGCAAATTTATCTAAAAACTACTGACATGAGTGAAGAGACTAGAGCTGATGTGGAGAGCTTTTTAAGTGCCCAAAAGGTGCGTCCGCTAACCGATAATCTAAGCGTGTTAAATGCCACAAAAATAGACATAAAGGTAGTAGCTACTCTTGAGCTAACAGATATGCTCTTTCAAGATGAAATTGCTAAAGCTATATCGGCTCTGCCAACTACTCTTAGTCTTGGAGAGGATCTAAATTTAAGCTACATCTATAAAAATCTACATCAAAACGGCGTTTATAGAGTAAGTCTTAGAGAACCGCTTAATGATAAAAAGATAAGCGTAAAAGAATTTGTAAATTTAAGCTATGAGATAAGCTACAAAAAGGCTGAATTATGAGCTTGCTGCCTAATCACAAAAGTAAATTTGATAAGAAATTTGACTTGCTTTTTGGCGTAAGGTTTGAGGATCTAGACATTGGCGTCATAAATACTCTTGCAAGCAAAGCTCCAAAAAATTTACTGCCAGTGCTCTCAGCTAGCTTTGATGTAGATATTGATGGACTAAACGAAAATGAAGCTAGAGAGCTCATAAAAAACGCTTACGAGATACATTACTACTCAGGCACTTTTTATAGTCTAAATAAGGCGTTAAGCGCACTTTATGCAGATGCCAAGGTTAAAGAGTGGTTTGATTATGCAGGACTACCTTATCACTTTAAACTAGAGCTTGATGCAAGTAAAAATGGAGTCCGCCCACAGACACTAAAGAGATCTGATGAGATCATAAACACCTACAAAAACGTGCGTAGCGTATATGATGGCGCTAGCATAAAAGCGACTGCTAGCATAAATTTAAAAGCCTACTCCTACGCAATAAGCGGCGAAAATATAAGCGTAGATCCTTATGTAATATCAAATATAAACCAAAGAGCAAGCTTTAAAGTAGGAGCTACTACGCAGATAAACGAGATCATAAGCATACCAATCGATGCAATAAGAGTTTTAACAAGATAAAGGACGGATAAATGAAACAATATACACTTTTAACAGCTAGTGGCATAAACAAACTTTTAAAAACTGCTAGCGACGGATCAAAGATCGCATTAAAAGAAGTTGTAGTAAGCGATTACGATGGAGAGCTAAGCGAGCAGACCACATCAATACCAAATGAGAAGTATAGGGGCGCTATAAACGCCGTAACGATAGACGAAAACGATAATAACATCCTAGACGTCGATGCTATCATACCGCCTGAAGTTGGCGGATTTTATATAAAAACGGCTGGCATATACTGCGATGATGGCTCACTCTTTGCAGTGGCGAGGCTGGCAGATACTTACAAGCCACTTTTAAATGAGGGGTCAAGCAAAGACATCACATTAAATTTTAAACTCCAAATCGCAAACGCGAACGAGAGCATCGTGCTCAAAGTTGATAATAATGTAGTGCTTGCCACAAGAAAGTGGAGTGATGCCACATTTATGAAAAAGACCGACAAGATCGATGCCTACACTAAACCAGAGAGCGATGATAAATTTCTCGAAAAAACAGTGGCTGATGAAAGCTTTGCCCTAAAAACCGAACTGCCACCACTTGCGACCGAAGTTCAAGCAGGCATCGCAAAACTCAAAAACAGCGTAACCGCCAAAGCAGAGGACGCAGCAGTCACCGAAAAAGCGGTAAGCGATTTCGTCCAAAGCCATACACCGCCAGCTCTTGGCGTAGCTCAATCTTGGAGTGATGTGACATCCTCAAGAGATACAAACATCACATACACGAACTCAACTGATAAGCCCATAATGGTAATGATCTCAGGAGAGCCAAATATGGAGGGGGATTTATTCATTTTCGTAAATGGCGTCAAGATATTCACGCAAGAGCTAGACTCTATGGCTGAAACATCCATAAGCTTCATAGTGCCGCCAAAGGCAACATATAGAGCTGAAGCATACTATGGCAATGGTGGTTCTTCGCCACGAAAACTTGAGAACATATTCAACTCAAGATACAAACTATGGGCGGAACTAAGATAGAAAGGACAAAAAATGAAATACTACATAGATAAAAATAACGAGATATATGCCTATGAGGACAACGAAAAACCATTGCAAGATGGCTTGACGCCCATAGATAAAGCCCAGCTAAATGAGATTTTGCACGCTGAAGCAAACGAGCAAGCTGAGGAGTTAGCAGAGCTTGAAGCGGATATAAAAGAGTGTGAGGATGATATACGCCACGCTCTAATCATAGGCAACGATAAAGTGCTTGAAAATCTAAGAAGCGAATACAAAGAGTTAATCGCACAAAGAGAGGAGCTAAGAAAATGAGCTATTTTTTAATCTGTATTCTATCGCTTATCTTAGGTGTATTGTTTTGCCCTATCGTGATTTTTTTGCGTGCTAGAAAGTGCGAGGGCTGGGATAACTCAAATATGACAAATATTTTACGAGTGTTTGCTCACTTGGCGACGCACCCTGACGACTTCGCCAAAATGCAATACGAAGACGGACAAAAGCCGTTTTGGTATTTGAGTGGTGATGAATTTACCGACATTGTAAAAACTAGACCAAAGGAGAACAAATGAGAGTAAAAGTAAAAAGATGCGAAGTCTGTGCGAGTAAGCTAGATAAAAACGGCGCTTGCACTTGGAGTGAGTGTCCTAAGTGCCCAGGATACAAACAGAGCGAAACAAAGGAGAATGAGAAGCCAAGTAAGAAGTCAAAAAAGGAAAATGATGCTAAAGAGTAAAGAGATATTGCAGCTTATAACGATCATTTCAGTGGAACTTGTGCTTGAGTTGCTTGCATTTGTGGTCGTGCCAGTCGCATTACTATTTTGCAATAAGCAAAGCAAACGCCTACCAAAGTGGGCTAAGTGGTTTGAAGATGCAAACGACTATTACGATGGCGAGTGTGCTGCTATAAACGGAGATAGCGGCTGGAGAGAAAGCCATTATCCAGAGCCAAAGAATAGAACATATAAAGCAAGGCTTCTTTGGCTATTGCGCAATAGGATAGGACACTTTTCAAGTGAGATTTTAGGTGTCAAAGTAGATGAAGTAAATCCATATAGCATAGAAACCATAGGTGATCCCAATATCACCAGTAATGGCGGCAAAGAGAGTGGTTTTTGCAAAGTAACTTGTATCTTAAAAGATGGTAGGGAGCGTTTTGGACTCTTCAAAACGATCCGATACAAAGGCTTTCTAAGCGGCTTTTATTGTCGTATTTATGTCGGATGGAAGCTTATGGATATAGCAGGGGCAAATGCCTTAAATTTTAAAGAGTTCACCCAGAAAGATGATAAGAAACATCTAAAAACGGTGTGGTGCATAAATCCATTTAAAAAAGTAAATCAAAAAGGAGAATAAAAATGGCAGCAAAATTTGGGGAGTGCGCGGGCAAAGCAGCACATCAACTGCTTGATGTGCATCCGCAAGCGAGTGAGCGAGTATATCGCACTGCGATACGAGCGATGGCACATAGCGCATGCCAAAGACTAATTAAAGGAGAGAAAATATGAGTGCTAAATTCGGAGTAAATGTAACTGTCTCAGCTGAGGCAGCAAGACCAATAGCGGTAGAAAGTACTACACCTATTGGTATAGCAGGGTATGAAGAGGTGCTAGAGCCGGGCCTACATTTTTATATGACAACAGCAAAAGCACTTGAAGCTCTTGAAGCAAAATACAAAGCTAAAAAGGATGCGAGCCAAGCTTTTAAAAAAGGCTCTATTTATAGGGCTTTAAAAGGTATTGAAGATCAGGCCGTAAATACTCAAATAATTTTAAGTGTATTTACAAAAGATGACGATGAGGACACAAACGATGAGATCACGGAGTGCAAAAGTGCCATTACAGCGTTTGCTAAAGCTAAATCACGCTTTGGTTATAGCCCAAATTTAATAATCGCGCCTGGCTTTAGCCATGAAGATGCTATCAAGGGTGAGATAGAAAAGATGGCAACTAGGCTAAAAGCAACTGGTATTGTAGATCTAAAAGCAGATGACGCAGCAGCAGCCATTGTTAAAATGGGCGATTTTGGTACAAATAGGCTAGTTGCCGCTTATCCAAATGTCAAGGTTTGGGATGATGAAACGAACGCTTATGTCTATGAGGGGCAAAGTGCGAGAATAGCCGGCATGATAGCCCATACAGATGGCGCAAGCGAGTTTGGATACTCAGATAGCTATTCAAACAGGGTTATGATAGGAGTTTCTGGCACGCAAATAGACGTGGATTTTGAGCTTGGGGAAACTTGCACGGCTGATGAGCTTAGGGCAGCAAAAATTTCTACCATCATTAGAGAGAGTGGCTTTAGGGCTTGGGGTGGCGAAACGAGTGACCAAGATACTATTTGGCAAGATCTAGCACGTGTTAGGATATTTGATCGTATTTCGCAAGCTTGCCAAAAGGGAGTGCTTTTTGCGATCGATAGAAAAGCTAGTGAGCTTTATCATGCAAAAAGATCAGTTAGCGAGCTCCTTCGTCAGCTAGTTGGAGCAAAGGTACTTCTTGGATATGAGCTTAGCTGGAGTGCAAAAAACACCGACGCAACTATCACGGCTGGCAAATTTTACCTTGATGTCAGAATGCAAAACAATCCAATCGTTAAGCAGCTTACACTTGATTTTATCTACGTGGATAAATACGGTAGCGTTTTGATGGATGAGTTAAATAAATAACAAAGATTTTTAAAAATTTATGAAAGGAGAAGTAAGGATATGAAATCGCGAAGTATGGCAAAGCAAAGCTAGGCGTGATGAGTTTGCAAATGAGACGGACGTTTTGTCCGTTGCAGTGCGGCAAGCGAAATCACAACGAAGCTATGCAAAGCCAGACAAGCAGGCATAACTTACAAAATAGAGTATGAAAAGACAAATTCCTCAAGTAATCCAAGAAGGTAACGTTTATATAGATGGAATCGGCTATCTTGGTGTAACAAAAAAGCTTAAGCTTCCCACAATAGAGTTTGAAATGATAGAGAGCAAAGGAGCTCTTAGCACAAATTACACAACTGGTATGCTAAAGGCAACAGAGGTTGAATTTACAGTTAGTGTGCTAGATAAAAACATGTGGGTAAATTTGGGGCTAAACAGCTTTACTAACCGCATTCCGTGGCTTTTTAAAGCTAGCATTTTCCAAAGTGGCAAAAATAAAACCGTGCCTTTTAGTGCAGCCTTTACTGGAGATATTATAAGTTATGAAGTATCTGAGTTTGAAAGCGGGAAAGAGCTAGAAGTTACCATTAAGCTGTCAGCTCATTTCGTGGATATAAACGTAGATGGCGTGCCGATGGTGCTAAAAGATAGTGAAAATATGATATGCGTTATAGGCGGAGTTGATTATATGGCAGGGGTTAGATCAAATTTAGGAGAATAATATGGCAAAAATTAGAGTAGAAAAATCAAATATCATAGAAGAGAATGGTGAAAAATACACCGTAGTAAAACTAAGCGATGATAAAGACCTAAAGGTAAGACATCCAAAAGGTAGAGATCTTCGCTTTGCAATGAGAGGCACAAAAGGCGATGAAGGCGCACTTACATTTAAACTAGCAAGCACACTAACTTGCCTAAGTGAGGCAGAACTTGATGAGTTGGATGCAAAAGATTGTGCCCTGATCTTAGGAATGGTGACTAATTTTTTAGGTTAGCCCCGACTTATGAAGGGGTTGCAATAATAGCTCATACGCTTCATTTTTCATTTAATGAAATAATGGAGCTTGAGCTTAACGAGTATCAAAGCTTTTTAGAAATAGCTAGTGAAATTGCAAAGGCCAGATCTCAAAGTTTGGCGTAAAAGATATAGCTTATTAAGAATTTAATGACGCCCTGAAATAGTATGGAGCCAAAGGCGCAAGCAAGAGCTAATTTGATGCTAAAAAAGCCTATTAGCCCTGAAAAAATTAGAGCTAAAGCCACAAAAATGCTAATGCTGCTGTCTTTTTTTTCATCAAAAAGAAAATCCATATTAGGCGTAGAGTGGTGATCTTTGGTGGATGGAGCTAACTTAAAAGCATTAAGTAGAGCAAAAATCGGCACTGCTAAGATGGTTCCGAAAAATAATCCGCCCGAGATATTATCACTATTTGGTATTTTACCCTCGATCATATAGGCGCTAAGAGTTCCTAAAAGTAGGACGAATGTAAGAAAAATGAGCCGTTTCATACGGATATTTTAAGCCAAAAAACCAGTAAAGTCAAGAAAAGGAGAATAAAAATGGATAGCACGCAAGTGGGTATATTAATTAGCCTAAAAACAGCTGGCTTTGGTGCTTTATCTGGCAATATAAGCTCACTTAGCAAGCTTAGTGCTGGGCTTGAAAAAGTTGGCAAAAACGTTACTGGGCTAAATGAAAAAATAGCTAAGATCGGCACACTTAAAGCAAACATCGATACGAATGTAGGCAAGATTAGCGGCGAGCTGGGCAAATGGCAAAGCACTCTAGCAACGGCTGCTAGCTTTGTGGTACCGGTTAAACTCGCCGTAGATTTTGAAAGCTCGATGGCGGAAGTTAAAAAATACGTCGATTTTAAAAGTGAGGACGAGGTAAAAAATTTAGGAGAGCAGATAAAACAGCTAAGTCGCGAACTTGGCATAAACGCAAACGAGCTAGCGCAAATTTCAGCCTCTGGCGGACAGCTTGGGCTTGATAGTTCAAAGATCGCAGACTTTACAAAGCTAGTCTCTAAAATGGGCGTAGCATTTGATATGAGTGGTAAAGATGCGGGCGACGCGATCGCACTAACTATGAATAACCTAAAACTAGGAATTGATGAGATAGCAACTCTTGGCGATAAGATAAACTATCTTGACGATAAAATGTCTATGGTAAAGGCAAGAGATATCATAAACGTAATCGGTCGTACGGCAGGCTCAGGCTCGATACTTGGGCTTAAAGGCGATAAAATTTCAGCTCTTGCTAGTAGTTTTTTGTCTCTAGGTAAAGCTCCAGAAGTGGCCTCAACAGCAATGAACTCGCTATTTAATAAACTTGCAAATATCGACGGGCAAGACGAGAAATTTAAAAAAGCTCTGCAAAGCATTGGAATGGATGCAAACTACTTAAAGGTTGCAATGGCACGCGATGCTAGCAGCGGGCTTGATATGTTTTTAAACACTCTAGCCAAAGTCGATAAAAAGGCTCAAATGGGCGTACTAACTAATCTATTCGGTACTCAATTTGCCGACGATATAGGTTCGCTAGTAAATGCGATCGGTCAATATAACCAGGCTGTAAAACTTGTAAATGACAAGGGCGCGATCGGCAGTATGGACGAAGCAATGAAGGCTAAACTAGCCACTACTAAAAGTGGACTAGAAAGGCTATCTGAAAGCTTCATAAGCTTGGGTATCACGATAGGTGATGCCTTTTTGCCAACGTTAAATTTAATCGTAAATGGACTTTCAAAAGTGACAAATTCTATAGCCGAGTTTACCGAGAAATTTCCAAATTTGTCAAAAACACTATTTGGCATTGTAGGCGGTATGCTTGCTATTATCACCGTGGCTCCTATGCTTAAAATTTTATGGTGGAGTCTTAATATAGCATGGCAACAAGCTAAAATTTTAGGGACTGGCATAAGCTTTTTAAATAGTGTGTTTAAGCTTAAATATCTAAATACCTTAAAGTTAAATGCTGCGTATTTGATCACAGCTGCCCGTATGAAAGCAGTAGCATCAGCGCAAAGAGCTTGCCAAGTAGCGACAATAGGACTTAGTAAGATTTATAAGACCTTAGCTGCTGCTATGTCAGTATCTATAAAGGCTATAAAATCTATGAAATTTGCTCTTATTAGCACAGGCATTGGCGCTATAGTAGTAGCTCTTGGTATGGCAGCAGCTTATCTTATAGAAAATTGGGACGAAGTAAAGGCATTTTTTCTTGAGATATGGGAGAGTGTAAAGCCATATTGGCAGAGCACGACAAAGTTTTTTAGCGATCTTTGGCAAGGAGTGAGCGACTTTTTAAGCGCTATTTTTGAGCCAGTTGTCAAAATATGGGATGAGCTCTTTGGTGGCTTTTTTGACTGGATAGCTGAGAAATTTGGCTGGATAAATGACATGGTCGGTGAGGCCATTAAGGGGCTAAGTAGTGCTTGGAGCAAGACAAAAGAATTCTTTGGCTTTGGGGACGATGAGCAAGCAAGCAGTGAGCTAAAATCAAAAGATGATAGCGGTGGCTTTTTTAACTCTATCTTTGGCTCAGATAGTGACACTAACGCAAAAGAGGCTCCAGCTTTAGTGGCAGCTAGTACAGGTGGTGGCACCATCAACATTAGCTTTAATGGTGATTTTTTACTTAACTCAGATAATGGCAAATTTGACCTAGAGAGCTTTAAGGCTCAAATAGTAAAGGGCGTTAAGGACGCACTAAGACGTGATGAGTTTAACCGTAAAAATACGGATGTAAGGGGATAATATGGTGCTAAATCTTGGTGGGTTTAAATTTAGATGGGAGCAAACTAATAGTATTGACACTCAAACAGACTTTGGTATAAGCGAACAAGAGCGGATACAAAACTATCCAGCCTTATTTAGTGCAAATTTAGGGAGCAGCGCACTTAATATAGAGGGTCAAACGCTGCCATATAACGGTGACAAACAAGGCGCATTAAAACCACTTTATGCCTTAGCCGCCTTACGTCAAAGCTTGCCACTTACAAATGGAAATGGTAAATATTTTGGTCGCTTCGTTATAGTAAAAATCAGTGAAAAACAAGCTATTTTTACTCCAAATGGAGCATTTTTTACGCAAAGTTTTAGTTTAGAGCTAAAAAGGGATTATGATGGATAAAATTTACATAGCTAAAGACGGTGATAGGCTTGATACTATCACCTACAACCACTACGGACATCTAAGGTTTTTTGAGCAAATTCTAACCATAAACCCAAAGCTTAACACAACACTTCACGCAGGCGATAAGGTGTTTTTGCCTGATATAAAAGAAGCAGCGAAAGAGCAGGCAAAACTATGGTGAGAAAACCAGCTTTCAAGCTAGAAGCCAGCGGCAAAGACATAACAAACACCATCAGACAAAACCTAATAAGTCTAAGCTTTACCGATAAAGAGGGCAATGAAAGTGATGAAATCAGTTTTACCCTATTTGGTATATATGCAAAGCCAGTATTTGGAGATAAGCTTAAGCTTTGGCTAGGGTATGAAAATGGGCTCTATCTTTGCGGCTCGTTTAGCGTGCAAACGGCTAGCAGAGATTATAAAAACCAAACTACCGAGGTAAGAGCAACTGCTGTAAATTTTGCAAGCCCTGCAAAAGAGAAAAGACGTGTGAGCTGGGAAAATACAACGCTTTTTGGTATAGCTAAAAAGATAGCTAGCATCAATGCACTATCTTTAAAAACAAGCGGTAGTGACCAAAACATAGCTTCTGTTATCCAGGATAATGTAAGTGACATAGAGTTTTTATATGATCTATGCGTCAAATTTGGCTTTTTAATGGCTGTTAAAAATGATAACATCATCATAACAGCCAAAGATGCCAAGGGTGATGCTAGCCAAACCTCAAATACTTCAAAAAACGAGAATTTGCCCACTTTTACACTAAATTTAACTGATCTTTACTCGCTAGAGATCACTGAAGCTAATAGAAACTCTTATACAGCCGTAATAGTAGAGTGGCAAGATATTGAAGCTGGTAAGGTAAAAAGCATTAAGGTGGGAAGTGGTGAACAGGTATATAAGATGCAGATAGCTCAGCCAAAGAGTGATAATGAGGCCTTTAAACAAGCAGAAGCTAAACTTAACGAGTTACAACGCGGCGGAATAAATGGTAGATGTAGCTGCGAAGGTAAAAATATCATAGCAGGCGGCAAGCTTAAGTTTGGTGGAGTTGCTGGACTAGAAGCAAATGAGTTTAGCATAAAAGAAGTAAGCCATAAACTTAGCACGAGTGGGTATGAAATAGACATAGAGTTTGAGGGGTAAATTTTAGTTTTTTAATATGTTTTAAAAGGTTGTTAAAAGCTATTTAAAAATATATTTTTTACATTTAAAATGATAGTGAAGCAAATTTTATCCTTGTCCCGCTCTCATTTTAAATGTAAAATACTCTCATTTTAAATGCGCGCGGATAA